CAATTTTTCCTTTTCCTACTTGTCGATTCTATTATTATATCATGATTCCCAAGACAAAAAAAGCCACCCAACGGGGTGACTTAATAGGGAGATTATTATGAAAAAGGTAAAATAAAATCTTATTAAATCAATGCTTTTGGAGGGTGTCCCCTCCAACTCCCCGACCTCTGGACAAGGTCTATTTTTTTTTTGAAAAAATTTAAAAAAACTTCATCAAAACGCTTGACTTTCTCGGTATACCGTGATATAATATAATCAAGATAAGGAAAGGAGGTGAGGAAGTTGAACAAAGAAGATTGGCTTAGGTTACTTGAAAAGGCGATAGATAATATCCCTGAAACGGTAACTGCTATAGCAAGTCTGGTGACTGCAATAACAGTCGCAAGGCAAAACAAAAAGCGTAAACCCGAATCCCGCAAAAGAAAAAGGTAAACGCTAAGAGGTGGGGGCGAAAGCCCCTCACACCTCTATTTTATCAAATGAAAAGAGGAAAAGCAATGGTTAGTGCAATAGCTATTTTTATAATTGCAGTCAATGTATATATTTATCTAAAAAATAAAAAGGACAAATAAGTATGAGAAAAATTATTCAAGAATTATTAGACAGCCCGATGTCTACATCTGCTATTTCGCAAGGCGCTGGAGTTCCTTGGACTACTGTTTCTGACCTCAGAAAAGGAAAAACAAGCATGGACAAAATGGCGCTTCTAACGGCAGAAAAGCTCTATGAATTTGCTATAGCTGATAAGCAGTGATTTCGGTCACTGCTTTTATTATTGCAAACAAAAAACCGCAAGCGTGAGCCTGCGGTTGGTGTAATCTAATTTGAAAGTCTTTCTGTTTTTATTTTTCTTCTTTTGGTTTATCGACGACGGTGATAAGCCCGTCTGGTTCTATTTTGAATGCTGGGTCTGTGTGAAGTTCACCGTTTGCCTTCAAGTAATACCAGCCGTCTCCTGATTTGATGAATTGTTTAGACAGCATATAACCATCTTTTTCTTCCATAAAATACCAGGTTTCACGGTATTTCACCCAACCAGTGGCCATGCGACCGTCTGATTTGAAGAAATACCATCGATGGTTGAGGAACATCCAGCCTGTGACCATTGCGCCACGTTTGTCAAGATAGAACCAATCTTTGCCATCATTGAACCAACGGTTGATTAGGCAGTATCCACGTTCATCGAAGTAGAACCACTCATTGTTGATTTGCTTCCATGAGTTTGTAGGATAAGAGCCGTCCTCCTCCCACCACCAACCAGTGCCGTTACGCTTCCAGCCTGCTTCAGATAAGCCGCCTTCGATGTCTTTCTTGAATTGCTCACGACTGATACCCCATTTGGCTAAATAAGGGTATGGATCCACATGGTCTGAGTAGTTTCGAGGTTGATTGTATGTGCAATACTGATGTGTCTTGATTCCTGCTAGGCTGTCAGAATCCAGCGTTTTCGGAATCCCTGCTTCATCAGCAAGGTTGCGCAGTAGTTCAACATAGAGCTTATAATCACGCATAAACTCTTCTTTTGTGCTATGACTTTCAATAAGCTCAACTTGGCCGTATCCTTCAACGTTCCAGCCACCTCCTACGTCATAGGCCCCCATATCTGTGTACCAGGTCTGCATTACACGGCCGTTCCCAACAACGTGGGAGAAGAAACCTGAATCAACAGGACGGCGCATATGGTAGTCTGCTTCATTTTGGGCAGTCGAGTTCGGATTCCCTGTTGAATGCGCATGAATTTGTCTGTATGGTTGTTCTCCGACCTGCGGTAAATCAGTTCTTAGTCTACTTGTATCAATATCCATTATTGTTCTCCTTCGTTCTTATCGTTTTTGTCGCCAGATAAACGCTCAAATGCCTTAATGATAGGTTGGAAGATGGTCACGTTACCTTTTAACTTACGGTAATTTTCGATGAGTGACTGGAATGTAAAAAGCAAATATCCCAGGTAAATCGAGTATAGAAATGCGAAACCTGTCTTCTCAGGTAGTAAGACAGACATCGGAATCAATACCATCAACAAGAGAACCCCAAGAATTTTTCGAATCAGGCCGTTAATGCCAATCTTGCTCTTGTATTCAATTTCTGGATTTGCAATTGCTGCAAACGTCCCTGATGCAAAATCTACGATTTCTAGAATTACAATTAAACTTAAAGCATACAATACCAATCCGTCCTCTGTTTGGATTAGACTTCTAAAAAAGTTAAACAATTCGATTTTCATATATTCTCCTTTACTGAACAGGTTTTGTCTCTAACTCATTAGATGTTTGAGTCTGTTTGTCGTTTTTTGTTCCATCCCATTTCCAGACGGCAAGTAAACCATTTTGAGATGGTGCGCCTTCAAGTTGCTTGATAGATTCGCCTTTGTAAGTAAAAGCCTGATTTGTCTGAATCAAGACACGCTTGCCCTCACCGTTCAATTCAACGTGTTCAGGATTTTCAATCACGAACATATCACCTGGTTGATAGGCTTTACCTTCTTCAGCGAATGGGAAGAGCTCCACAAGTTCCTTGTAGGTTGTTCCGTAGGCGATTTTTTCACCCATGATAGAATCTTGAGCCATGACTCGTACTACTTTATCGATTTTGTTTGCAAGCGCAGAGAGTCGGTTCTGTTCGCTCTTGTTTTGTGCAATCTGTTGCTCAGCCTGTTCAAGCTTATTCTGAGCCTGCACAATCGCAGAGCTTGGGTCCAACTCAGACTTGAGAACATCCAGCACTGCTTGAATCAAGACGTCTTCTGATTCATTTGTACGGTCTCCAGGGAACGATCGTGAGTTAGTGCTGTAGCGACTGCCTTCTGATAGTTGAATTTCTACCACGGTCTCAATGTTCGAGCCAGAAATTCTTAAGTACGGTTTTGTTGATAAGTTATAACCATTGATTGTCATGCCTATTCTCCTTCAGCTGGTTTAGTTTGTTCATCAAGCAGAGCTTCCAGCTCCTCCACTCGTGCTTGAAGTCTTTGATTTTCAGCCAATTTTTCTTCCAGCTGAATGCTCAAGAGATTATTTGCAATCATTGTACCGTTTGATGTATCGGATAAGTCGTTGATTGTCATCCGAAGTGCACGATTAAGCTGTTCTGTATTCATTTTCTAAATTCTCCAATCTGTGTGTTAGTTTTATATTTTCAAGAGCAAGCTCCTGAATTGCTTTGAGTGCGATGTTGGTCAATCTGAGATTGTCTAGGTTCAAAGTGTCTCCATTCTCGTAAACAAGCGTAGGATCCACATCTTGAACCTCTTGGGCAATCAAACCAATCTTAGTATGTGCTTGTTGTGGTCTGTCATCTTGCTTCTTCCAGTCGTATTCCTTGAATTGGAATTGCTGGATATAGTCAAGAGCCTTATGCTTACAATCAACGATGTTTTCTTTCAAACGTCTGTCTGAAAAATGCTGATCAACAACTGACCACAAGCTGTATGCTTTACCGTTGTGGCTATAGTAAATGTCATTCCCTGAACCACCGAAGCTCAGAGATACATTGTCAGAGTTCCATAGTCCAATAGTACCTGTTGTTTTCCCGTTAACACTTCCTTTCCCCGTTCTGAGCCAACCAATTCCCTTCGCATTGATGTAGCCTTCAACTGTTAAAAGAAAATCATCACTTGTTTCTGCAGTCCCACCTACTGTAAAATCCGAATCTTTATAGATAAAGAGACCGTAAGGGACATTCTCACCACGGCCGTAGGAACCTATAAATTGAACACCTAAACCATCTTTGGCGTTGACAGTACGAGGCACGTTAATCTGTAGACCACCATTTACGGTATCAAATGAGCCATAAGAGCCTAGTTGAATTTGGGTATGTCCTGTTAAGGTCCCACCATAGATGCTGGCCCCTCGAATCGTTCCACCATAGATTCGGTCACCGCTTAAAATACCTGAACGAACCTGACTTGCATCAATCGCAACACTCTGAACACGGTTAATAAAGGCTTGCTTCGCAAAAAGCTGAGTCAAATAAGCTTCATTTGCGACAAGCTTATTAAATAAAGCCTGGTCAACTTTTATTTTTTCCGCAGTAACAGCTTCAGCATCCAAAACAACAGTAGTCACCGAACCAGCTTCAAAATTTGCCGTTTTCAGCTTACCAACCATAGCAGACTTGATAACAGCATCATCAATTAAGGTTTCTCCAGTTATATGAAACGATTTTCCTATTAATCGACTTCGACCATCAGCACCAAGATTGATTCCTGAAATCAAATCGCCTGCGCTGTTGATATTTTGAACCGACCATGAGCCAGCAAGTTGAGTCATTTTTGTTTGAGTTGCTTCAAGCTTCGCATTCGCATCTGCGACTGCATCTTCTGGAGCAGGTTGCCATGCACGAGGTTTATACCCCTTGTACAAATCGATTTCTGTAATGTACAAATCAGCGGTTCCTGAGCTTGCACCATTATTATCGAATCGGATGAATGCATTATCCATCTCTCCAGAATTGAAAGTTACTGAAACATCTTCACACCCAGTGGTAGATAGTTTCTTACCGCTAACAACTTGCTTAATGATTGTGAATCCGTTGTTCTCGCCTGCTCTTCGTCCCAAAATAAAAACATCATAACTTACTAAATTACTATTGTTAAATCCTCTGAAATTCAGCACATAGTCAGTATTTCTTTCGAGTTCAAAACGAGCACTATACAAAAAGTTTTCGTTTTTGGTTGCATTGCTTAAACGCATAAGGTCTTTCTGCCCGTTGCGATAAAAGCCATGCTTAACCAATCTTCCTAGATTTTCAGTGGATGCCCATTCCTTAGTACCATTTTTAAAATCACTATTTTTAACAAGGTTAGGACCACTTACACTATACTTCCCAACTTCAACTTGAAATAGCTGATTTGTTAAGGCCATACGAGCCACGTTATCTACGATACTATTGTTAGTATTTCCCAGGATTCGCTCATAGAGGCGACTGGTTTCTTGAACTCGCTGGAAATCGACTTGATTAGCCTTGCCAGAAAGCAGTGAGGTGATGCTTGCAAATCGGCCATCTACTGCATTTTTATATGTCGCAATCTGAGTCGCAATCGAGCCATTTTGTGGATTCGTGATACCTTCGAACTTGCGTTCAATAGCTCTCGCATCTTCCTGATAGGTTGATTTACCGACGTAGTCTCTTGCGACTAACTCACGTACAGCCGTCGCTTGTTTTGCGCTCTCCTCACGAGTGTAGCGTTGCAAAGCTTCCTGTCTCTGACCGTCTTTATTTACATATACCTGAATAGCTGATAAGTCAGTTCGTAATCCCTGAGCCGTTTGCTCGAAAGTGGCCTTTGCTTCGGTGATAAGACCATCAGTGTCTTCAATCGCAGGACTCCAATCAGTCGCGATATTGCCTTTCTCAATCTTCACGTTCCATACACTTTTAACGGCTTCCTTGTGATAAGTATTGACTCGTAGATGGTAGATACCAGATGGTTTGTTCCAAATGATTTTCGTTCCTGTTATGCCTGTCTTAAGGTCCGATACAATTTGATAATTTCTTATATCTTTGTCCATAATCCAAAGAACTACATTATCGGATTCCTTATTCCCATCATGATGGGCCGTAAAGTTACCGTCCGTTTTGGCCGAAATGATGTATTCCTGACCCTGTTCCATGTAAATAGACGTATTGCCTACATACAGAATATTATTATCAAAATTAGCTGGCTTCCTGTCTGGCATGAAAGGTCCTTTCGAACCTTTCAACAAGTTCGTTCCACCAACTCTCATCTTAGCGAAGGTCTGCGTAAGGCCATTAATGCCTTGATTGACCTCTGATTTCGTCGCAAAGCCTTCCATCTGCCCAGTCATTCGACTAAGGGCCTCTGTGGTCGTTCTGCGGTACTCAGAAGCTTGATTAACCTCACTATTGACCGTCAGCTTCAAGGCATCTATAGCGCCTGATAATGCCGATTGAGTGTTGAAGGTTTGTCTCCTAAACTCTTCAAGTCTAGCAACAGAATCCAGCCCAATCCGCTTCGCTTCCTGAGCGAGTAAACTACTTGCGCCAGCGTTTTGTAAGGCTTCTATAGCCTTGCGCTTGATTTCTTGTAATGGACCATTATCAAAACTACTAAATCGCTGGTCGATGGTGTCAGACAGTTCTTGCTTGACTTCTTCGGCTTTAGCTCTGGCAAGTTCGATACCGTCCGCAATTTCTTGTCTTAACAATCCAGCTTGGTGATCAAAGCCTAAGTCAGCATTTTGAAGAGCCTTTTCAAGGGCAATTTCTTGAGCTGATTCTGTCACACCAAGGATGGCATCGGCTGCTCTAGATAAGCCACCAGAAGCTCTAGAACCACCAGTTCCCGCCTTATCATCGAAAGTCAGAGAGATGTATTCTTCTTTTAAGGCATCGAACTCATAAGCAATAGCTTTCTTGAATGCATCGACATTGTGTTTCCAGCTCTTGAGGTTGACCGTATCCCCCATGTGAACAACTTGCCCATCAAGTTCATAGGCTTCAATTTTGATAGCATCAGAGACCTTGTCAATGCCTTGATTTGTAAATTTAGACTGTGCCCACTTCTGCAACTCTTCAACAGTTTTAGCATTGTTGTTCTCATACTCTTTTTCGTTTATGTAAGGATAAGAATTAATAAGAGGACTATCAACAGTCACTCTGATAGTCGTTTCCTTTTCAGCACCTTCAGGCTTAAACGTCGATTTGGCATGGATTCTTGTGACAACATTCTGACTATTCCTTGTACGTTGATAGTCCTTCAGATTCTTATGCGTTGTAATAACAACACCACGATTCTCACCACGACTTTTCTTCACTGTCAGAGCGAAATTGTCACGCACCAACTCGCCTTCCCACGTTCCAACAATACTATGCTTGCCGTCCAGCAATACAGAGTACAAAGTTTCTGTCTCAGTCGTGTTGAATGTCCTACGGTCTTGAATATCACTGTTAAATGAGAAGTCTCCAAGAGCGGTTTTGGTGTTTTGAACCATGCGAGAAAGAGCCATGCCACAGCTCTGACTAGTCACGCTCATTGGCGTGATAGAACGTTGCATCACATCGTCTGAAATGTGATAGGCTGTGATTTCAAGATGGTCATTATGCTCAACAGGTTTCTTGATACGAAATAGCTGCGCACCAAGAACAGGAGTCGGCGCTTTTATCAGCATATCTTCTTGGATGAGCTGATAGATACCTGAGTCAGAAATAGGATATTTCACAGTTAGGGTGAAATCGCCATTCATGGTTTCTTTCACAATAGCTGAAGTTGCTTCATGAAGTGGCTCCCCGTTCCATCGAACGGTTCTCACGTCTTTATTAAGTAAATAAAGCAATTATGCCCACCCCCAAACCGTTTCGATTTCAATCGATTGAATACCTGGGCCCAAAACAACCCCAACATTCCTAAGTTTCGCTGGATCAACTGTGATAAAATCCCCTGACCATTTCACTGCCTTCCCTGTTGTTGTTTTAAAGCTAGGATTGTCAGGATTATTGACCATCACAAGCGATTCTGAGAGCTTTTCAAGACGAATGACCTGACCAGCGATTGTAAACGAAGTCTCAACAGCGCTCTGACCAACGATTGTGATTTTAGGAAAAGCAAGAGCAGAACCTTGAACGGCCAAAGTCCCACTTCTTGTCAATCTCTGTGTATCAGTGGTTTTGAAGTATTTGGTAGGATGGCAAGTGAAGGTTGCTTTGGTCATGTAAAGACCAGGTTGCACTTCTTCAAGGTCGCTCACATTGACCTTATAGCACCAAAGACGAGTTGTTTTGACTCGCTCACTCTCTAGCCAGAACTTTTCACGGATAAACAGACTCATAAATTGGTTCATCTGTTCTTCAGTAGGTTTGACCAAGTAAATCGTATAAGATTTCTTGATCAGTTCCCTATGCTTGTTTGTCTGAACGATTGCTCCACTGATACCACCATGCTCCAAGAGAGCTGTCTTGCTCTCTCCCAGAGCAATTGAGGGAGAATCATGGACAATGACCTTAAAAGGAAAAGACGATGTTCTCACACCGTCAATCACAAGCTCATTATGCTTTATCATGCAAACCCTCCTCTCAATTGTGTCTTACGTTGCAATTCGTCAGCAATCCTCTGCGCTACCTCATCAGCAATCCGAATGATGTCAGCTTCTTCTCTGATAGTATTACCAGTAATGTTAATGTTGATGGTCGGTGAAGTTCCACCCATTGTCTGAGCGATACCTCGACCGATAGCACCAAGTGTCTTGTCATTGAGTGGTAACACTGCTTCATTTCCAGCTTCACCACCAACCATGAGATTATTGTCATTCATTCCAAAAATGGTTGGTTTCGTCATGATACCGCCCTTGGCATACCATTCAATTCCAATACTTGGAACACCTTGACTTAACCAATCTAATGGATTGGCTGAACCGCTCACATAAAAGTGAGGTAGTGGAATATGTGGCCAGCTGATGTTGAAGTTAAACAATCCTTTGATGGCATTTATAGCCGTGCTGACAAGGTCCTTCGCCCCATTGATAGCACTACCGATGGAATTTTTAATCCCATTCCAAACGTTTGATACTGTACTTGAAATGCCATTCATGATATTCCCAATTGTTGTGGAAATACCTTGCCATGCCGTTGAAATGATGCTTGAGATTGAAGAAATAACTGTCGAAACAATTGATTTAATCGCTTCCCAAACAACTGACATGGTATTTTTGATTGTTTCCCATGCTCCTGACCAATCTCCATTGATTACTTGCATGATAGCAGTAATGATACCTTGGATGACTGTTATAGCAGTCTGTACGACTGTTTTAAGAACCTCCCAAACCATTGATACACTTGTTTGCATATTCGTCCACATCGCTTCAAAATATGGAACCAGATATTCCATAGCAACTTGAATAATAGTGGTGATGATGTTAATAGTCGTACCGATTATTGTAGAGATAGTGTCCCAAACAATCTTAAAGGTGCTTTCAATAAGCGCCTGGTTCTCGTCTATCCATTCAGTGATCCCGCCAAATACAGAAATAATAAAATCTGAAACATTCTGGATGGCTGTGCTGATTGCGGTTTGAATAGCTCCCCAAACCGTGTTGACAATCTCCATAATCCATGTATGATTAGATTCCCACCAAGCAATCATCCCTCCAAAAACATCCTGAATAACCTTATCAATGCCAGTGATTGCTAAAGTTATCAAGTATGACATGATGTTCCAAACGTAGCTAGCTGTTTTTAGAATGTCTTCTTGATTGGTTTTCCACCAATTCGTTAAAATCCCCCAAACGTCTTGAACTACCGTACTGATTGCTTGAACAACTGTGAGGACAGTCGTTGAAATAGCATTCCAAACTGTGCTCGCGATATTGTAAATCGTATCTTGATTTTTCTTCCACAAAGCTAACAGGGCATTCCAAATTGTTTGAACGATTTCTAGTATAGAATGTATAGCTGATGAAATTGCGCTCTTGATGCTTTCCCAAGTGTTGATTACAAAATTCTTAAAGGTCTCATTGTTTTCCCACAATTCCTTTAAACCGATAATCAGTAGTGTGATGACGGCTACAACTCCCAAAACTGTTCCGATTATTGGAGCAAATGCTCCAATAAGTCCAAGAACTGTTGTTCCCATTGCAGCCGCTGCAACCTGTACAGCTAGAAAAATTGGTAACAAGGCCCCTACAACCGCTAAAATACCAACAAATACAATGATTGCTTGTTTAATCGGAGCGGATAAGTTGCTGAACCAAGTTGCGACCTGGTTTACAATTTTCCCTAGTGCTTGAAAGACTGGTATCAACATTTCAAGGATTGGTTGGCCAATTACAGCGAGTGCGTTGGTTCCTGATTGCTTCAGGTTTCCCATCACGTTCTCGAGCCCGTCAGCTTCTCTCTGAGCCTGTCCAAGGGCTCCTGAAAGTTTATTCCCGTCTTCGACCATCTGAAGCAAAGTCAATTGCTTCTGAGCTTCGCTTAGGTCCTTAAATGATTTCCCGTACAATTTGTTGGCAGCCGCATTCCTAGTTGTTTCCGTTGCAGAAATCCCAAGAGCTGCATCGTTTGCAAAGTTTCCTTTCAGAAAAGATTGTAGGCTTTCTGATACGCTCTCGATGGACTTGTCGTAAAAAGCTGCGCCATCTGCTGCGGCCCTGGTTGCACGAGAAGTAAGGTCAAGTGCTTGCGCAGTGTCTAGTCCTGAAGTTTTTGCAAATGAAGCCATTTGAGTGAATGAGCCTTGCAAGCGCTCAGGTACAATGTCCATTTCTTGACCAATGGCATTCAGCGATTCCCTCGCTTGAGCTTCCATGTCGCCAAAAACAGTTGTGAATTGTGCATTGCTTGCTTGAATTTGAGCCGCTGCTTCAATAGATGAAGCCCCTACTTCCAAGATTTTTTGGGACAACTCTGCCAATTTCTCACTCGTTCGCTGAAGTGCTTCTGCTCGGATAGTGTTTGACATTGCTGTCATTCCGTCTTGAGCGTTATCAGCAGACGATTTAGTTTGGTTCATCTCATTGTTGAGATGATTTAATGCAGTCTTAGCTTGATTCAGTTCAGACTCCATTTTATTGGCTTGTGTGGAATTTTCACCAAATTCTTTTTTTGTAAGCTCCAGTTGTCGCTCTAAGTTTGAAATCTGCTTATTGACAATATCAGACTGTGCGCCAATCTTTTTTTGGGCAAGAGCATTTCTCTCGGCTTCACTAGCATTTGAACCCAAAGCGCTTTCTTGCAGTTTAAATGAACTTGTCACCTTTTCCATCTCGGATGCTAGTTGGCTCTGTTCATTCTGCAAATTGTTTAGCTTACTGATATTGTTTTCTGTCGCTTGACCGTTTCCAGATAATGCCTGGTTCACACTTGCAAGCTTACCCTCATATCCTTTTAGGACGTTTTGAGTAACTTCGACTTCACGTTGGAAAGCACGGTACTGATCGGCACCGATATCGCCATTTTTGAATTGCTGTTCCACCTGCGACTGAGCTTGTCTCAAAGTTTCCAGTTTCTCCTTAGTCGTCGCAACTTGCTTTTGCAAGACTTCTTGCTTCTGAGTCAGGAGCGTCACATTCCCTGTATCAAACTTTAAGGCCTTGTCAATCTGTTTCAACTCCTGACTTGCATCAGTAGCAGCCTTATTGACATTTTTCAGCGCCTTCTGTAAGGGTTGCGTGTCGCCATCAATTTCAATTTTGATACCTTTGATATTTCCTGCCATATTTCCTCCTTTCTCAAAAAAATAGAAAAGCGCTGAGAGAACTTCTACGACTGATAATGCAGTCATGGCAAGGAACTTGACCTCAGAATCACTCTCTCAGCACTCATTTTTTCTTTAAAAACTGTCAAAATCAGCTTGCGTGGCCTTCCGTTCGCCACCCTTATCCTCACTCCGTAAATTCACATAATCCGTCTGATAATCTAGAGCCATTCCGATTGAAATGTGCTTTAGATCATCGATAGACAGACCAGTTTCTTTACAGCAGGACAGATAAGACTCTACTGTGAAGATTTCTTCGCTAGCTGATTCTGAGTCATCTGGTGCTTTTTTGTCGTCATGCTCGCATTCAGCATTTCCATCAACACAGGACCAACTTCCTGAATCGGAAAGACTTCCATTTCCATGAAGAATTGTTCATAAGGTTTGATGTGAGGATTTGCAGATTTAGCAAAGGTCCAAAAAAGACGGTTGAAAAAGGTCATATCAAACTCTTCTAGCATTGAAATGTCAATGTCAACCGCTGTCAATTCTTTTTCAGCTTCCAGCTTGTTCAATTCATTCATGAATGATTGATTTTTCAACATCGAGAACAAATCTTGAAAATAATCTTTCCCAAATTGTTGCTTGTAGGCGATAGGAGTATAGCCGTTGGTCCCCAACTCATACTCCTGATCACCAACCAAAACGATTTTACGCATAGATCTTCTCCTTAAGCTGCAACGGCAGTAGGTTCATACACTTTCTTGAACCAGTTGTCATAGATTTCCTTATTATCAGCTGATGTGATAGAACGTTTAACAACTGAATCAAGAGGACGAGGACTTGCTTTAAAGCCGAGTTCACGCTCATTGACATTTGTACCATTTTTGGTTTTTGAGCCATTTCCTGGACGGCTCGCTGAACAATAGTAAAGAACATGACGTGTTTTGTTCTTGTCCCCTGAAAATTCAAACATCAAAGCAAATGATGTGAATTCTGCATCAGCTTTTTCAGTCAAAACACCCGTCTGAGCATCTTTGATTTCACCCAAAATCTTAGTCGCAAACATTTCAATAATGTGAGAGATTTTGAATTTACCTTCATATCCTTCATTTGAATTCATGAAGTGATAATCGATATCATCTGCTTTGATTGGTGTTGATTCACCCTTTGGATCCAATGTCAATTCCATTGCTCCAGGAAAGCGGAAAATTTCATCGTAAGCAATCACTCCATCTGCACCAATTGTTTTGATTGGCGCAACGTGAACATTTTTTAAACCAAAGGTTACTTTGTTTTCTTGAGTCATGTCATTCCTCCTTAGTATAGATAGACTGTATAAGACTTGACATAGAGTCTTTCAGTCTCGATAAATGTTTCTTCTTGAACATCGAAAAAGAGCTCTTGGGTTGTCCACAGCTCTTCCAGACGTTCTTCCAAATCTTCATCCTTACTCTCAAAAGCCAGCTCAACTGTCACGCTCTTAATCTGATGATTAACCGTGTTGTCAGCTGTATTGATGACTGGACTTGATTCATAATAGACCAGGTAAGGTAGGTCAGGAGCGTTCCCAGTTTTAAACGCTCGATAGGTGACAGGCAAGTTTACCTGTTCCAAAATAGCAGCAAAGTCTGATAGTTTCATTTACCAATCTCCTTGATTCGCTTCTCAAAGTTTTGAATCGCTTTTTCCTCAGCGGGTTTGATGTGGACAATACCAGCGACACGACCACCATTTCTTGAAAGGTGCCCGTTCTCAAGTATGTGAGTAAGACTTGCAACTGCGTTGAACACAACGAAAGAGCCATTGGCCAACTTCTTCTTTTTCCAACTTCTACGATACTTTCCGTATCGTTTCGGACTTGTCTCTTTCAACTCATCCACAGTCTCATCAGCCACCTGCTCTGCAATCTTATCCACTTCTTCAGTAACCTCATCAGAGTAAGCAGCAAGCTCTTTCGCTATCAAATCAGCAAGGTCATTACTCATTTTAACACCTCTGACAAAGTCAACTCTAAAATTTCAGAATCGATAGGATAGGTTTTCAAGATACGATATTGCTTGCCTTCAAATTTCGCAAACTCCTGATTCTCATACTCAAAATTTCGAATCTCAACGACCAAGCTCGGTTTTAGACCTGCCTGATTTGCTTGATAAAATTCAGAGCGAGTAACTTTCTTTTTACGACACAACAGAGTAACTTCAACATCTTCAGAGATTGGTTGTAGTAACTTATCCTTACCTGTGACTTTTTTAGAGATCAGCGTGATTTCATGATTCCACATTCTTGACCTCTTTCTTTGATGCTATCTGTAAATTATGCAGTCGCCACTGAAGGTGACGTGGCATATCCACCCCACCCTCATAGCGATAAGCAGCATAGTCAACGATAAACATTTCATGGTCAGCGCGCTCACCGACAAGCTCAATACCGAGATTATCGGTCAATTCAGTGATGACACTTGAAATGATTTTTTTTAACGGCTTGTCTCTTAAGTCGGTTGAAATACCCAACTTAAGCTTCAGCAATTCTAAAAGCTGACCTTCATCCATGCTTACTCCTCAACTTCCTTAGCAGGCTCTTCAGCAGTTTCCTCAACTGTTTCTTCTTGCTCAACTGCGGGCTCTTCCTTAACTTCTTTTGTTTCAGGAGCTGGTTTCTTAGGTTCATCATCTCCCAAAACTTCAAGGAAGATAGAGCCAGCAGTGTTGGCACCAGTCAAAAGGCCGTTGGTAAAGCTATCTGTTGGCTCATATCCTTCACGAGGGAAGATATCGCCAACAGCATAGTCATGTTTTTCAGGATCAGACAAGTCCTTGAAAGGACGAATTACTTTATAGCTCATACGCTACCTCCTTAAGATACTGCGTCAGTGTAGGTTCCGAATACCCCCGCATCTTCATCTGTCTTCTGGATATCAAAACGAAGGTATGATGCAAGGTTCTTACCAAATTTATGATTATCTTCCCAATTCACGGTCAATTCCATACGGTCAAACAATGTAAGGAAGTATTCGACATCACCGATGAAGAATTTCATTTCACCTTCTTGACCTAGTAGTGTATCCTCAACTGGATAAATTGTTTTACCTGAGAATGAATATCCAGTTGGTGAAGTGATGTCGGGCTGCATCATGTAACGGCCATCTTTGTCCTTAATCTTATCCAGTGCATTGAACATGGTATCTGTAACAACAAGTGATTTTTTGTAGACAGATGAAATTTTAGTGTTTAAAATGTCCTTGATTCCATCAAGTCCACTAGCGTTTACAACTTTTGCGGATTTCATAACATCCGCAACAATTGCCAATTTTGTTTGTTCGTCTTGGTCTTGGATATCTTCTTGAAGGATTCCAATGAGATCGTATTGCGCATCTTCAATAGCTTCACGAGAGATAGGAAGTTCCCCACGATAAGTCTTGATTTTGTAATCAACTTCCGTGATTTTTGTTTTTCCTAATTCTGGATTTTCTTCAAGTTCTCCAACTTCAGTCATTTTGCGATTTGATTTCTTCATGACTGGATAAGAACCAGATCCACTTGTTACTTTTACAACATGGATTAGGTTAAGTAAAGGGTTCTGACGTTCAGGTGTTTTTTGTGGTTCCAAAATCTCTTTCGGAATGATCGCTCCTACATCTGTTGTTTTAACACCTGCGCGTTTTTGTCCACGAGAGCGGATGAATTCTAGTACTGCTTCACGTTGTTCCAATTTTTGTCCTCCACGATGTTCTTTGCTTGGGTAAGTCGGGGCTTTGCGATTCAATTCTTCAACTTGATTTTTCAAATCTTCGATTTCTTTTTCAAGTTGTTCTTTTTCTGCTTCCTTTTCATCCAATTCTTTCTGGATGTCTTCAAGGTTCTTTTCAACTGCTGAAACTTCTTCATCAGTTCTAGCTTGTTCCAATTTAGCAGCTTCAAGTTCTGAGCGCTTGTTCAATTCTTTGATTAATTCTTCAAGCTCTACCACTTTGTCTGCTTTGTTGCGCATACGAGCGCCTAAAATCAATGATTTGTGCATAGGTTAAATTTCTCCTTAATTTCTTTCTTGCGCTTGTCCAGCGCTTCACGATTGGCACGTTGTTGAGTTTCAAAGTCTTTCTGTCGTGCAGCAATTTCCGTTTGTGGATAAGCTGGGAAAGTACATGGACTCACTTCAAAGATTTCTAATTCCAAGATAGTGTCCAGGTACGAACCATCTGCTTGCTCTTCCGTATTGATTTTGATTGGGATGAAGCCAAAACTACATCCAATCACATCGCCACGCTGAACACGAGCATAGGCCCCAACAGCTTGCGGATCATCTTTGTTGATGATGATATCACCGTAAAGTCCGATTTCATCAACTCCCAAAATGACTGTTCTGTTACCAGTACGACCAAGCACCAAACTATCATCATGGTTAAATAATGCCCTGATGTCAGCTCCTTTGATAGCTTTTTCAACACCCTCACGTTTGATTACCTCAAAGTAGCCTGGCCATAGTTCAGTAACTTCATCAAACTTGATGAAGTACCCACTCAAAATCAAATCACCGCTGTCGGCTTCTTCTCGTGTTTTGAATTGAGCGGTACGATAACTATTCCGTTTCTTCATTCTCTTCCTCACCCCCTTTCAGTTTTTTCTGGTCCCCAAGTCTATCTTGTGGGATATAGTTTTCAAGAGCAAGGAGCTCATCCATATCAGGATCAGGCGGCATTCCAAGCCAATCCCTCCACTCATTTCGACGCATTGCCATACTTTTAGTCATCTGTTCAGCAACTGAAGATAACTCTGTAATGTCATACGAATAAAGCGAGCGAGCATTAAGTTTGAAATACCGATTATTTGAAACGAGTAAGTCTCTCGTTAAGGTCTGAGTGATCGTCGTAGCAATGCTCATGACCGTAGTATTGACAAAGTTGTTGTATTCTTCTTTATCAAAACTACCAACTCCCAAAATAAAAGCTGGCACTCCCAAAAGCCCAGCAACTGTTTTCTTGTCAATTTCAACAGATTCATTGATAGCAATATCTTTCAAACTTAATGGCTTGACCTGTTCAACCTCTAACAAGGCATCAGGAATAATCCACGGCTCACCAGCTTGACTAGTGCTAAGATATTTCTTAGCGACCTGGTCACGTCCCTCTTGTGTTCCTAATTCCCCACTAGAAGAATCAACCTTAACAATCAAGCTAGGAACGTTCTTGCCACTCATAAAACCTTTTTTAATTTGAGTTGCAAGGTTTAAATTCCTAACAATATCCCTCAGAGCAAGTCTGTAGCCAGTTCCTACAAATGGATTGTCTGGATCTGGGTTGATTACAAAGTGCACGATTTCGCTTGGGTTGTAGTCGATACCACGATAATTCACGATATAACCAACATCATCACTTTTGAAAGAGACTTCACTCATAGAGAATGGTCTCAGGTTCAATATATAATCATTCACAGGATCATACTCAACATGAAGAACTGAGTTACCGTCACCAAATAGCAACAGGTCACGCACAATCTTGAAAATCCAAGTTTTGCGAGTCATATTGTCGCATGGGTTTACATCAATCTTGCGAGCCAGTCCGTCTTTTATTCGGATGTCGCCTTTGTCGGTATTCTCCATCAAATGAATGGTCATATTTGATACCATGTCAGCAATCTTATTGACCGCAGCAATTACATCTGGGTTGCGAGCTAAAGGCACATAGCCGTCGCCGTCGATATAAAGCCCAAAATCTGAATGAGTGATCACATTCGTACCACTTCGACTCTTACCACGTTTCAAAAACCTATCTAAAAGCCCCATCTTTCCTCACCTCCTTTCTCTAATCAAAGAAGCTCATGACATTCTGATTCTTGCCAAGGTTAGCAAGAGCCTGAATGCAAGCAAAAACGCTGGCATCGAACAAGTCAATTCTTGCAGTACCACCATCACCGTCTAGTTTCTCATATTGCACAGCATCGTCCACCTTTTCAATTGCTCTAACATTGCTCACACAGTATTCGTAAGCGTCCGAATGAAGATAGTAAAATTCCTTATTCTTTACTTTGAACTCAATCCGTCTGAATCCCTCTGATTTCAAGTAGAATAGCTGGGGTTGGTCAATCATCTTGAACCGAGCTTGTTTCATCTTCGTCAGAAACTCACGGCCAAACTTTCTATCCATTCCGACAGCAGCAATCTTAATCCCTTTCTCTCTCATCTTGATGAACCATTTAACAATATCATCATAGAGAACGGTCGGAGTATTGCTCATCGTCAGCCAGCCATCAGACTGCCAGCCAAAAAGTGGAATGCCATCGTCATTGGCTTTCTTTTGAGCATTGACACGAGGAAAGAAAGCGTGTGTGATACAGATATCAACATCTTTCTCACCATCATGATAGACACCATAAAGAGCCGCGGCGGTCAAGTCATGTAACCTAGACAAGTCGGCTCCACCATACCACTGGATAGGCAAGCGTGCCAGCTCTTCTAAACTCCAATCATAGCAACTGTCCGACGCTATAAATTCATCAGGATTGAAATAAGCGTTCATCGAGTTAGTAAATACATTCAATGTCTTGTTAAAGAACTCATTCCTAGTCTGTGGATCGTTCATAGCTTGCTCTGCTTCTTCTCTCAGAGCCTTGAGCGATACCGTCACACCCCACGAAGGATTTGCTTTTTTAAGAACATTCTCGTCCAGGTAATCGCCTACGTCTCCATCAGTCGTCTGGTCAGCTTTGCAGATAAACATGAACAAGGAATCATCCTTGACCAGTTGCTTAAGGACCTTTTGACAGTATTTCAGACGGTTAGCAAGGAATCCAGTAGGAATATCACCAGCTGTAGAGATAACAAAAAGCATACTGTTTCGGTATGCTGACATTGTTTTCTTCATAAGACCGTACTTCTTGCTGTTTCTCATCGTGTGAGCTTCGTCCAAGATGATAACATTCCCATTCAAAGAGTCCAAACGGCTCTCATCATTGGCCAATGCCTGGATAAAGAAAGAACCCTCGACACCAAAATTAGCAGTGATTGAGTGTTCCTGGTTGTTATCCTTGATACGAATGTTCTTGTCATTCCATCGTTCCACATTGAACTTCAAGAATCCAAATGCTTCCATCGCTTGCTTGACCGAGTTGGCCACGATGTAGCATTTTGAACCGCTATCCGTGTCTAATATCTGATAAGCAAGTGCAATTGCAGCAGTAAATGAGGTCTTCCCATTCTTCCGAGCAAGCATGATAAGCGCTTCTTTGAACCTGCGCTCATTTGTACCCCTGTAGTAGAACCCAAAAAGATTCACAACTACAAAATGTTGCCAGGGTTGCAAGAGTAATGGCTTGTTACGGATAGACACCGCAAGCATATCATCACCCTGCTGATGGACTATTGTATTCTCGATGAAGTGAACAACGAAATCGACGATATCCTCATCCATTTCAAACTCAGGATTTTCAAGATCACGAATAAACCTTTCAGCTGCAAGAATGTTCTCCTCACAATGTTCATCTCTGTGAGATATGACGTGCTGAGCATACTCTTTCGCTTTATCAAGATTACCCATTGCCAGTCACTCGCTTCTTTTTGATTTCGTTCTTGAACTTCAGGACCTCAGTAAGAACTGAATCACCTTCTTGTTCTACTACCTCACCGAGCGACTTCGGATTCATCATCAGCTGGTTAGAGTAGCTAAGAATGTCTTTCCTCAAAATTTCCATCGCTGTCAAGATTGGAACTTTACGCTCATTTTCGGCACCAGCCTTATTGACGTAGGTGTCTGTTACTGGATAACCCATGTCAGCATAAT